TTCGTCAGATACAGGTTATCAAGCATCTGTCTCGTAACAGTAGACTTGATAAGCTGGATGTCCATAGTCCGGTCTGCCAACGACTGACCAAAGAACTTATGCGGAATCGGGATAGGACAAAGACTGTGGAACGGAACTAGGTCACATTCCTCGTCATCGAGGATTTCGTTGCCAGAATAGGTAATCTTGCGTAGCTCGGCTATACCATCGCCATTAACGTCGATCTGGATGTAGCACTCGTAGACCTCAACCACCTGCATCGTGTAGTCAAGGCTGATGTTCTCATCCGGCTGCTCACCCTGAGAAAACCTAGCTACTCGTTCAGGAGTGTACTGAAGGTCATCATAGCTAGGCAAACCTTCCACAATGTCCTTATCGAACCCCATAGCCGTTAGCTCTGAGCGCGTCATCAAACGACGGTGAGCTACGAACGGACTATCCTCAATGGTTCGTGCAGACTTGCTAATCAGGAATTCTTCCGGCGGTACGTTCTCAATCTTTACGCAGCCGTACTTCTTAACCTTCTTGACCTTGACCGTGTACATAGGAATCTGAATAGGCATCCCCATCATATCCACGCCACCATCAAGCATCTCAACCTTTTGGCTAGTCACCTCAATAGCAGGATCGCTAAGAAGCAGAGCTAACTCATCTTCAGTCAGGTTCTTGTAAGTTTCCTTGTTGACATCTTCCTTAGCTTCCCAGTACGCCTTGACTACGCCGACCTTCTGCATCAGCGCATCTTTGAACCAGTTGTGCAGGATGATTAGACCGTCATTCTCGCGGTAAAAGACCCAGTTACAGTAGTCTGTAGCCTGTCTAGCGGACTCCTCATCTTCTGGAGTCTGAGGCTCAAAGGAAACAATATCCTCTGTGGTGGTAAACACACGGATTAGCTGAGGCAAAGACCCGTCAATCGCTTCGGCTACTTCCCCCGTCACAATCTGGCTACGACCTTCTACCTCGTTGCCATAGGGATAACGCAGGTAATACTCTAGTGCCTTAGCACGTTGGTCGGTAGTCTCGGTATCGACATAGCCAATCGCATTGTCGATTTCATTCTCAAGAATACTCTTGATCTGCCCTTCGTCCATCTTCATAGATCCATTTAGTCGAAATTGGCAACGATGTCTGCCATGAAGTATCTGTCTCGTCAAGACCAATCGCTAAGTACCTAAACGAGTCTGCAAAGTGTGATGACCAATCGTGGAGAGGCTTCTCATAGAATATCTGTCTACGCTCATCATGCTCTCGACGGTAGTTCCGTAGCGCATCTAGTCCGTTCTTGGTTCTCGGATTGAACCAGCATCTCGGCAACATACGTCGCACAGCCTGTATCCCGTCGGCAACGCTAAGTCTCGGAGCGACTGTGATGCTAAGTCCAGCTTCCTCCAGCACTTCCTTACGGCTCTTGCCTGTTCCGAGTTCTCTAACCTGTACGTCATGGGGCAGGATTTGGTCAAACTTCCCATAGTCATTATCCTTCAACCAGCCGACATACCAGTCTAGACCTACGCCATGATTCTCTACGCAATCAATGAGTCTGACCTCTTTCCCGGCAATCTGTGCAATCCATATCGCAGTCGAATCACCCATGCCCAAATCCCAAGCAACGAAGCTACGGCACAGACCGTCAGTAGGAAAGTCGCTAATACGACCGTTGCTCTCAAGATCGTTAATGAGCTTGCCATAGTAAGACCCCTCAACCGCTGCGTTAAAGGAACACTCGAACTCTTGGTTATACCTGTCCTCACCCATCTCACGATAGGCAGCTTTAAGTTCTGAGTCGGGCAGGACTCCCGTCTGGCTAGCCTTGAACTCTAGGAACTTCCAGCCTTGCTCAGACTTGGCTCTGTCCGCTAGTTCAGCGAAATGGTTATTGCCTTTAGGAGTACCAATGAAGCAAGCCCACCCAAGCCTATCGGCAAGAGCAGGTCTGACGATCTCGTTCCATATTCTCGGATTCTGATCGCCAACTTCGTCGATAACCACGCCATCGAAATACTGACCACGCAAGCTGTCAGGATTGTCAGACCCGTAAAGACTAACCCTACGCCCAAAGAAATCAGCACGAAGCTCAGAGACATTGTAGGTAGCTCCTAGTGGTCTGGTGTACTTCTGAAGGTAATCCCACGCTACTCGCTTGGCTTGTCCGTAGGTAGGCGCAATGTAGGCAAATCGTGGGTCTGGCTTGTCGCACTCGATAGCGGACTTGATAAGGTGATTGATTGCGCTAACAGTCTTTCCCATACGACGATGGGCAACCACCACAGTAAAACGATGCTGCTCAATGGCATCATGTATCTCTAGCTGCTGAACCCTCGGTTCATAATCTATGACAATCTCAGTCACTTTACGTTTGCCTGTTTTCTTTATAGGAACCTGTGTTCTTCTGGTCTACCCAGTCATCCCCTACAAACTTTGGCTCAACTCCATTTAGCCATTTCTGGACAGAAATAAAACAACCACCTCTATCACCAAACTTCCCACCATGCCAACTATTCGGATAAACCCTGATTGAATCACCAATCATGTTCTGCCCAAACCATTGACCATTACACATAAAATCAATATCGCCACCTATGTACACCTCAAATGAGTCTACATTTGGATGTATGTGCGGCTCTATTTCTGAATTTGGCTTAACTAAAAACATCTCAACTTGGTAACAGCCCTGCCTGTATAAAACTACGCCATGCGTTTCTGCCACATACGTTAATGATCTTATGTCTGGCGTGTTTAGTGGTCTGTTGACTAGCCACCAGTCTTTGAACTGCTCTAAATCATCGAACTGCATACTTCTGATACCCGCAGTTAAGGCACTTATTACTGACCAGAAATGCGCTGCACATAGGGCAGTTAGTCGGCTTGTAACTCATTTCTTTCCTCCCCACTTGATAACCATCTCTTGAGCTTCCCCATCCTTGCCCGTTACTTCTGTCCTAGCTAGCTTAGGGATATGGTACTCACTCATCTTCAGCATAATGTCCAATGCCTTGTAAGGATCAGGCTTCATGCCTAAGACTTCATCGCCCTCTGCGACCCTCTGTAGCCATCTGTCCATGTACTGTCTAAACGCTCAATCGCTCTTTGCGCTCTCTCTTTTTGCTCTTTGCTATGAGTTTGCTTTAATACAACTTTTTGCCAATATAAGCTAGTTTCGATAGCTCCAATAGTGTTCGGCATTACTTTACCTGTCTAACCGCTGTTGGGTTCCATACGATAGCCTTTGACGGATCAAGTAAACCACCATACCCATATTCTTTCGTTAAACGCTCTAAGTCTGTCAACATCTGCGGCTCATCTCGTCTACCCTGTCCATATTTTGCAGAATAACTTGTCACATTACGGATATTAGCCAACCGCCCTAAACTTAATGGATCAGCAGTAATATCATATAAATTTGGCAATGTTGCTGTATATATATTAGTTCCTAGTCCGGGTTCTGGCGTTACTGATCCCGGCTCCCCTCGATAAAAATAACTTCTTCCAATCACAGGGTTTCTTGTTTGCGCCAGTCTTCTAGCTTCTTCACCTTTGATCCCTGTTCCGTATTTTGTTGGATCAAGCCCAAGCAAACCTGCTTGTTTACTAAAATGAGTTAATGCCTCTGGCGCAGTTTCTAGCGGTACTTTTTGAGTTGTTTGTAAGTATTCCGGCATCCCACCTGCAAAATCCAGCCTTGTAAACTCAGGCGGCAGAACAAGTGAAGCCTGTTTTGCATATTTTGTGTCGTTCCCCATTTCTCTCAAAAGCTGACCAATTTCATTTACCGCACCAATATCCCCCTCACGCTTTTTGTTCCATTGAATTTCTCTTAATTGTTCCATTGCTTCGGTTAAACGAGCATTGATTGGCGTGTAATTGACAAAACTATTCTGACCACGGGTTTCGCTAGTCATCGCAATTCTTGCTAAAGGTGAATACATTTGAGCATGAGAACCCCACGCCACTTCTTCCCCTAACGCGCCAAAGCTATTCCCTCGAATACCATGACCGAACGCATCATGCACAGCCCGGAACATCTCATTACTGTTTAAGCCAGTTTCCTTATCGATATTGTGCAGAAATTCGTGTCGGTCTCCACCTTTGTAA